CAGCGCTGCCGCGACCGGGGGTGTACGTCAGTTCGCCATTGACGGCATGAGCCTGACATTCGACACGAGTGCAAGCGAGCAGGCGGCCAGTCAAGCGGATGGCAGCGTCGGGGCCTGGGGACTCATCCCACTGCAGGCGGCGACGCTGCTGCAGTTCTACCGGGCCGAGACCGTGCTGGGGGCTGCCTGAGATGCCTCTTTCCGCCGCCTCCGCCGCAATCCGCGCACTGCGCCGCTCCATTGCGCTGCTGGGCGTGACGGGTCAGCTCGTGCGCTCGGACGACCCAGAGGCCCTGCCGTTGCAGCTGAGGTTCCTGCGCAGTCATCCCCAACGGCGCGACGAGTTGATCGTCAACGCCTATGGCATGAATGCGCTCATCTTGACCTTCGCGCCGGAAGCCGCGCTGCTGTCGCGCCCTCCCAAGAAGTACGACCTGGTGCTGGTGGGAACGCCAGAGCAGCCGAGCTATGCGCTGGACACGGTTCTCACCCGAATGGTGGACGAGACGATCGTCGCCTTCACCGGCTACGTGCGGGGACACACGGTATGAGCAGCCTGTATGTGCGCTCGAGGGTGCGCGAGTGGTGCGCAGCGCTGTCGCTGCCCTTCCACGACACGGTCAACACCGAGGTGAGCCCGGCGGATCCGGCGTGGCTGACCGTGCAGTTCATCAATGCCCAGAGCAGTGCGTTGGACTTCTGCCGTAGCAAGTGGGAGCGCGGCACTTTCGACCTGATCGTCCTGACCAAGGGCAACACGAGTGACGCGATCCTGGCCCAGGCCGAGGCGGACCTCGCGCAGCTCATGACAAGACAGGACCCGGGAGCGCGCCTGTGCCTCATCACGGCCGGCCCCTTCGAGGACTTTTTCCAACCCGCATCCGCCCGCTGGTTCGCCTTGAGTGCGGCGGTCGACTACCAGTACCTGCACCACACCTGACCTCATCTGAAAGGAGCGTCCACTATGACCGCTGAAGCCTATGACAGTTCCCAGGTTCGAATCTTCCTGAGCGATGGTTCCGACCCTGTCATCGCGACGCCGGCTGCCATCAGCAAAGCACATCCGGCCGTGGCGAGCGGCCTGGCGCCGCTTCCGCCGAGCGGCCTGCAACTGGGCATGCCGGTGTACGCTCAGCAGACGGGTTTCCCGGAGCTGGACAACCACTTCTTCCTCACGGGCCTGGACGAGGAAGACGAGACGTCGATGTCCCTGATCGGCAGTGACACCACCGACAGCGAAGGGGCCTATTCCGCCGGGGCCGAGTTGGTGTTCTACGGCAACTACGCGCTGCAGTCTCTGTGCCTGTCCACCTTCGCCTACAACCTGGAAACACCCGGTACCGTAAGCGTCGGGACCTACTGCAATCCCAAGGCCTCGCTGCCAGCCACCGCTGGCGCGCCGGGGACCATGACCATCTCGGGTTACATCGACGTCCAAGACAGCGCCTACCCGGCCGTCTACCAGGCGGTGAAGGATGGCAAGCCGAGGCTGCTGTCGATCATGCTGGGCCACGGCCAGGGCGAGCTCGTCCAGGTGGTGCAGTTCAGCTCGATGACCTGGGACATCCCCATGGGGGACGGCGGCATGGCCTGGACCGCAACGGCCAACCTGAAGACATCTCCCGAGCACGTCTGGGATGACACCGCTGCGGTAGAGGCCGTACAGAGCGACGCGCCGGTGCCGGCGCCCAGTGAGGCATTCGCATGAGCGCGGTGGTCTTTCGCAACAAGCAGGTCGGCCCGTACACGGTGACGGAGCTGCCGATGCGCCTTCATCTGCAGGTGCTGAAGGACTTTCCCGACGGGGGCCTTGAGCGCGCCTCCGGTTATCTCGGCTACGCAGTGAGCAACGGTACTGGCGAGCCGATTGGCCGCGACGCGGTGCTCGAGCTGCCGCCTGCCTGGTTCAACCAGCTGATGGACGCCTACATGCAGGTGAGCCAACGCATCGACCTGGGCACTGGCGAGGCGCTGGCCGAGGGAAACGCCTGAGCCCGCTCCAGCGCAGCCTGCACGACTTGGCGCTGGAGCTGGGCAAGACTGTAGGGGAGCTTTGCGCCGTGCTGACCTGGTCCGAGTATCTGAACTGGCTCGAGTACTTCCGGGACCGCCACCACGAAGCGGACCTGCAGCGCGCACGTGCGCGCGGGGAGATCCGCACGGACGATCCGAAGGCGGTGCAGTCGTTACTGGCCGCATCCGGCGCGGCTGCGCGCAAGAACCCGCGCTCCACGCGAAAGGACGCGGCGCCGAAGACGATCAAGGGGCCCGCCCATGGCTGAGTCCTATGTGCCCGTTCTCAAGCGCCGCATCGTCACCGCGGATGGCACCGGCCATGCCAGCAAGATTCTCACCGACGACATCAGCAACTGGGCGCGCGACCAGTTGATCATCCTGCTGCGAAAGGATGCGGTGAACACTGTCGCGGACCAGATCCGTCTGGACAACCCGCCAGCGTTCGCTTCGGTCGACCGTACGCGCGGCAAGCCGATCACCCAGGCAGTGCGGCGCGTAGAAATCACCTTCGGAAGCGCGTTGAAGGTGGCTGCCTTGAACATCCTGGTGGCAGAGTTGCGCCGCGCGATCGAAGCGTCCACAACGCGTCGCACCGGCAAGCTTTCGGACATGAGCAACTGGCAGTGGGTGTACCTGCGCAACGGGCAGAGAGCAGCGTTTCCTCAGAGCCGCGATGGCGGCATTCCGATGGGGCCACGGGACGCCGTGATCCTGCGTCCAAAGCTCGACTACGCCACCATCGCCAACATGCGGATCGTGCACGGTGGCAAAGGCCTGACGCTCAAGCGCACCCGCCAGCGCAGCGAGCGCGCCACTCGGCATAACCAGGGCCTGGGCTTCCTCGCCTACGCGGCGCGGCGCGCCAGGCGACACAGCGCCTTTCGCGGCTTCAATGTGCTCGTGAAGTTCACGCAACACAAGGTTCCCGGAGAGATCAGCACTCGCCAGGGCACCGGCACGATCGTCATCACCCCTCAGCTGGGCAAACGCATCTGGAGAGGTTGAAAGCACATGGCTGCCAGCACCGACAACCTCGAGCGCATCGTCCGCTACGAAGCAGACACGACTCAGGCCATTCGTCAGGTAGACAAGCTCACCGACGCGGTGAACCGCAATGCCCAGCAGATGGACAGCATCGGCGCGCAGCTCGAGAGCTTTGGCAACAAGCTGGACATCGGCGGCGCCTTCTACGTCGTCAAGGATGTCATCGGCCAAGTGACCGGGGCGATCCAGGGCATGATCGACAAGATGGACGACCTGGGCAATGCTGCCCAGTCCATCGGCGTGAACGTAGAGGTCCTTCAGGGCTACCAGTACGCGCTGCTCAATTCCGGGGTCAAGGCCGACGAGACCACCAAGGCGCTGTCGCGCCTGGCCGAGCAGATCAGCAAGATCGACGATCCGCTGTCCAACAGCGCGCGACTGCTGCGCGAGATGGGGGTGACGGCCTCGGACACTGCGGACACGGCGCTGGCGAAGATCTCAGACGCCTTCGCGCAGGCCGAGGACGGCACCAACAAGACGGCGGTTGCGGTGCAGCTGTTCGGCAAGGAGATGGGCACCAAGCTCGTGCCGGCGCTCAATGGCGGGGCCCAGTCGCTCAACGATGCGACGCAGGAGCTGCGCGACCTGGGGATCATCACCGAAGAGGACACCCAGAAAGCGAGCGAATTCAACGCGAGCGTGGCCAAGATGGAGGCACTGGCAAGCAGCCTTGGCGTGGCAATCGTAGGGGACCTTCTGCCCGCGATGAACCAGTGGCTGTCGTCCCTCTACGAAAGCATCAAGGCGGGCGACCTTTGGGCTCGTTCGTGGCAGACCTACAAGAACTGGGCGAAAGGCTTCTGGTCGGGCGACTCGGGCGCGTCGCCGATGTCCTATTTCGCCAAGGAGGCCGATGCGGCGCGAGAGGCAGCCAAGGCGGGACAGGAGTGGGAGCAGATGACGCGGCAGAACGCCGCGGTGCTCGCCCAGTTTGGGGCGGCAGCCGGTGAGGCGAAGGACCAGGCGGGTCTTCCAGCCGCGCAGCTGACCGAGTTGCAGAAGTGGGAGCAGCAGATCCTGCAGACGGGCAAGGCGGCCGAGCTCGTGCCGCAGAAAATCGCGTACCTGCGCGAGCAGATCAAGAGCCTGGATGCCAGTACCGCAGAGGGCAAGTCGAAACTGGAGGCGTACACCAAGGCGCTCAAGCAGCTGGAGGACCGGCCCGTAAAGGCGGGCGGGGGTTCGCGCAAGCAGGAGATCGACGAGTTCCAGCGCTGGCTGGAAAGCCTCGGCCGTAGCGAGGAGGCTGTCGCCAATGTCGACCGCAAGGTCGAGTACCTTCAGGAGAGCCTGGCCAAGCTGAAGGTGGCCGGCGAAGGCAGCAGCGAATGGGCCAAGACGCTGCAAAAGGAACTGGACAAGCTCAAGCCGCCGGATGCAGTGGCGCAGGCGCTGGCCAAGATCAACAAGGAGGTCCAGGCCCAGCAGGACAACGAGAAGGTGATCGCGGGCCTGACGGCCGAGCTGGACAAGATGGCGCTGGCCGGGCAGGGCGCGAGCGAGTACGCGCTGCTGCTGCACAAGCGCCTCCTCGATCTCGAGTCGGCCAAGGATCCGGTGGCGCGCGTGACGTTGGAACTGGAGAAGCTGCGCAAGACGACTCAGGACGCCGAGGCCACCAACGAGGAGCTGTGGCGGCGGCTGGGCACGGACAGCGACAGGATCACCGGGCGCGAGTTCGAGCAGCTGTACCAGAACATCGACAAGGGCACCACGTCCATGCAGAAGATGGACAAGGCGTCGGTCGATCTCTCGGACAGCATCGCCATGCAGTTGGGCAGGTCGGTGACCGACTTCACCGACGACCTGGTCGACAACATGGGCAAGGCCCAGTCGAGCGTGGCGGACTTCGTCGAGTCGGCGATCAAGTCGCTAGCCAAGCTCGTGCTCAACAGCTACTGGCAGCAGTTGGCAAAGGCCTGGACGAACTCCGGCGGCTTCTCCGGCGTCTTCGGCGGCGGAGCCGCTGCGAAGGGGGCGGCGTGGGATGCGCAGGGTGTGGAGTACATGGCCAGCGGCGGCATCCTCGGCGGCCCGACGCTGTTCAGCAACCGCGGGCGCCTTGCGGTGGCAGGGGAGGCCGGCCCGGAGGCTGTCGTCCCCTTGCGGCGCACCGCCGGCGGCGACCTGGGCGTGGCCGCCGCGCCCGTCAATGTCCAGGTCAACAACTACACCAGCTCCGAAGTCACAACGAGCGAATCGACCAACGTCGATGGCCAACGGATGATTCAGATCGAGATCCGCAAGGCCGTCAAGGCCGCGCTGTCGGACGGCTCGATGGACCGCACCATGCGATGGAGCTACGGCCTGACGCGCCAGCCCTCGATCGGCTGAAGACCAGGAGCACGTACCGCCATGGCAACGACCGTCCAGATTGCAGAACGCCCGGCCTCGCTTGATGGCTGCTGGCAGACCTGGAGCGAGCGGGACGCCTCGAGCGTGCTGCGTTCCGAGATGGACATGGCCGGTTTCGTGAAGGTGCGCCGCCGCACCACCGCCGCCGCGTGGACTGCCAACGCCTCGGTCATGCTGAAGGCCGAGCTGTACCAGGACTTCATCGACTGGTTTCGCGTCTACTCCCAGGCCGGCGTGCTGCCCACGCGCGTGAAGCGCCCCGACGGGCGAGAGGTCGTCATGCGGTTCTCGGCGCCTCCAGAGATCGAGTGGCCCGAGCGCGATCGCACCATGTTCCGCGCCAATGTGACGCTCGAGCAGATGCCCGAATGGGCCGCGCTATGAACGGCGCGAACATCCCGGCCGCGCTTGCCTCGTCGTCCGACGTCGCATGGCTTGCCCTGCTCACGATCACCGCTGGCGGCGAGGCGCCGCTGTACGTCGTGAACAACTCCGAGCCGGTCGTTTCGCGCGGCATCACGTTCGCGCCGTACCCGTTCTCGGTGACTCTGCCGCAGGACGATAGCGAGCAGCTGCCGAGCGTGACGCTGGTCGTGAGTAACCTGGACGCACAGATCGTCGAGTTCGTGCGCGGGCAGCGCGACGCGCCCTCGATCATCGTCGAGCTGGTCACCAGTGCTTACCCCGACGTGGTCGAAAAGTCGCTGTCGTTTCTCAAGCTCGTGAGCGTGACCTATGACTCGATCCAGCTCACAGGCCGCCTGGACGTCGACAACTTCCTCACGCAGCGTTTCCCAGGCGAGGCCTACGTGCCCTCGCTGTTCCCTGGCCTGTTCCGGTGACCGCGACCATGACCGCAGCAGCCACCCTCGGCGACTTCATCGGCATCCCCTACGTGCCGCGCGGCCGGTCCCTGGCTGGCCTCGACTGCTGGGGCCTCGTGCTGCTGGCCGCGCGCGAGCTGTTCGGCCTCGCGCTGCCGGAGTTCTTCTACTCCGAGGCCGACCTGCTGCCCGATGCGGAGGTGCTCATCCGCGAGCAGACCAGCGGCGCGACGCCTCAATGGCGCCCAGTGGGCCGCGCGGGGCTGCTGACGCCGTATCCCCCTGGGGTCGTGCACATCTTTCGCGTAGCGGGCCATCCGACGCACTGCGGGCTGCATCTGGGCGGACTGGACTTCCTGCACACGCTCGAAGGCCGTAACGCGTGCGTCGAGTCCATCGGCGATGCCAACTGGCGCCATCGCCACCTCGGGAGCTACCGGTGGGCGAACTGACCCTTGCCAACGAAACCGCGCAGCGCCGGCGCGCCGAGCGACTGCTACCCGTCGTGGCGCTGCCGCCTGCCATTGCGCCGCCGCCCGATTGCGCTCGTCTGCTCATGCCCGGCGGCGAACACCGCGAGATCGCGATGCCCGAGGGCGCCTCGATCCAGGAGATCATCGACGGTGCCCTGGCCGCCGAGCTGCATCAATACGTGCGCGTGTATGCCAACGGCACCGAAGTCGCCGACTGGCCGGGCTTTCGCACCCGCAGCGGCGACCGGCTCGTCGTCGCTGTCGTCCCAGGCGGGGGCAAGAACAAAAAAGGGATCATCGGCGCAATCCTGACGATCGTCGTCGCGGTGTTCGCGCCCTACGTCGCCGGCTTCATGCAGGCAGGCGTGTGGGGCGCCACCGCGACGGGCCTCGTGGGCAGCGCGCTCACTGTGGGCGTGACGCTCGTTGGCGCGATGGTCATCAGCGCCCTGGTCAAGCCGCCGACCATCAGCACGTCCGGCTCGTCGGGCAACGCCGCATCGTCGCAGCCGTCGAGCTATCAACTGACGGGGCAAAGCAATGCCGCGCGCCCCTTCAATTCCTGCTTTGTCGTCTACGGCCGCCACAAAGTCATGCCCGCGCTGGCCGCCAACCCAGACGTGGACAACTGGGGCAATGGCACGACTATCACGGCGCTGTACGACTTCGGCCTGGGCTACCTGCAGATCGAAGACCTGCGCATCGGCGACGTGGCCGCGAGCGAATACTCGCCGCAGCTCGTGTTGCATCAATTCAGCCTGTGCCGCGACCTGCAGCTCTACACGAACCGGATCGGGTACGACCAGTATCAGGTCGTGCAGGCGCGCAACGACCCCTTCGTCGCGACCACCAAGGCCGAGTCCTACTGCGCGAACCTGGACATTCAATTCCCCGGCGGCGTCTACCAGCAGACGCAAAACGCCTCGATCACGTTCTGGGCCGACTTCGCCGCCAAGTGGCGCAAGGCCGGCACCGACGCCTGGAACGACGTCCCGATCGACTGGTACTACGGCTCGATGGGCCGCGAGTACACGATGCCCTATGACGCCTTCATCCAGTGGCGCCCGCCCGATACCGTCTGGGGCGTGTGGGGCGGCAACGCACAACCCTGGACCGACTATTACCCAGATAGCTCGCCCGCGCTCATGCGCAAGGCGCAGGCCGACGTGCTCGGTGCCAATATCCAAGTGGACATCTACGGCATGTCCAAGCCGAACCCGCTGCTGCAGTTCCAATATCCGAATGGCGGCATCGACGCGACGAGCTACTGGGCGCGCAATCAGGACGCGCGCCGGCGCTGGCCCGAGAACCGCAGCGCGCAGGATCATTTCGAGTCGGTCGGCTCTCGCGAGGGCCGCGAGCCGGGCGTGACGGTGCGCATCATCGGCGCGGACGGGATCAATTACGGCTACGCCGCGAGCGACGGCAATCTGCGCCGCATGCTGCACGAGTGGGACGTCTACCGCTTCATGTCCGACCCTTACGTCGGCGCCTGGGGCTGGATCAACAACGGTTCGCCGCCTGCGCCACCGATGCAGCAGATCGAGTTCGAATGGCAGTTCTGGCCTGGCTATGCGTGGGACGAGCAGGCCTACCTCGCGCGCTATCCCGACGTCGCCAACGCGGTGGCCTCGGGCGCGTTTCCGTCGGGCTGGGTGCACTTCCAGAAGGCCGGCGCGATGGAGGGGCGCGACCCCTACGTGCACAACGTCGATCACGCCGTGCGCCTGTCGGCCAACTGGGTCGGCGTTTACTGGATGCGCATTTTTTTCCAGTTCCCCGAGCCCGGCACCTATGAGCTGTGGGTCATGCGCACGGACCGGATTCAAGACGGCACCGACACCTCGATTGCGGTGCAGACCGGCGGCTCGATCGTGCGGCGCGTCAATCAGTCTGTGATCGGCATCCTGCGCAGCTATCAATGGGGCCTGCCCGTGCTGCCGCGCCTGCCGCATACCATGCTGGAGATGCGCGTGCGCGCGAGTGAGCAACTCTCGGGCGTCGTGCAGAACCTGTCCGCGATCGCGACCTCGGTACTGCAGGTCACCGACGACGGCGCGAATTTTTGGTGGGCCGCCACCCGTAACCCCGCCTGGATTGGCCTGGACATCCTCGTAGGCGAAAAGAACCCAAAGCGGCTTTCCCGCGACGCGATCGAGTGGGCATCGTGGATCCACTTGAGCCGCATCTGTGACACGCCGCGCTCGTGGGTTGCAAACGGCCAGCCCTTCACCGGTCCGCGCTACACGTGCGACGTCGTCGTGGCCGACTTCACCACCGTCAAGGACCTGGTCGAGTCGGTGCTCTCGTCCTGCCGCGCCTCTCTCGTTCTCACGACCGCGGGCCTGTGGGGCGTGCTGCACGATGAGGAGAAGACCGTCCCGCGCCAGCTCATCACGCCGGCCAATTCATGGGGCTTTTCCGGGCAACGCACCTTTGCCACCTACCCGCACGCGCTGCGCGTGAATTTCATCAACCGCGACGCGGGTTGGAACACCGACGAGATCATCGTCTACGCCGACGGCTACAACGCCGACAACGCGACCATCTTCGAGACGCTCGACACCTACGGGATCACGGACTGGCCCCACGCCTGGGCGTATGGGCGATACATGCTCGCGCAAGGCATCCTGCGCAGTGAACTGTTCACCGTCACGATGGACGTCGAGAACCTGCTCGTGCAGCGCGGCGATCTCGTGCAGGTGGCGCACGACGTGCCGCGCATCGGCGGCATGCCCACGCGCGTGGACACGGTCTTCGGTACCGGCGGCGGCGGTGGGGTGGTGGTGCGCTGCAACGTGGACTTTTCGCTCGTGCCCACCGGTTACTCGCTGCGGCGCAACGCCGACGACGCCATCATCAGCGGCGCCGTCCTCGCCATCAATCCCGAGACGCAGCAGCTCGAGTTGGACGCGAACGCGGCGAGCGTGCAGCCCGACGACCTGCTGGTGCTTGGCACCTACGACCGGGTCGTCTCGCCCTACCTCGTGCAGAGCATCGCGCCTGGCCAGGACTATTCCGCCGAGCTGACGCTCGTGAAGTACGACCCCGACGTCTACAACGCCGACATCGGGGCGCTGCCCGTGTGGGAGCCCGATCTGTCGCCGGACATGATCAACTCCACCGACCTGGTCGTGAAGAACGTCACCGCCTCCTGGCGCCTGTACTACGTCAACCGCGAGCCGCGCATCGAGATCGCGCTCGCCTGGATCACGACCGGCTCGCTCCTGGCGTGGCACAACATCACGCTCATCACGCAGAGCGGGCAGCGCATCGTGATCGCGCAGCAGCACCAGCCGCAGTCCTTGCAGTGGCTCATCGACGCACTGCGCGAGGCTACTTTTGTGGGCGTGCCGCTGCAGTTCGAGGTCGCGCCGTTCTCGACGGGCGGGCTGCGCGGCGCGCCTGGCTATGTGACCGTGCAGGTCGAAGGCGATCACACGCCGCCGGCGGCGGTGCCGATGTTCGGCGCCAACGTGCAGAAGGAAAACATCGACCTGTTCTGGAAGCCGCCCGACGAGCCCGACGTGGGGCAATACCTGCTGCGCTACACGCCCGAGACGATCGTGCCGAATTGGGACGCGTCGCAGCACCTCGCGACGCTGGCCTATCCGACCACGAAGACCAGCGCGGGCGCGCGCACCGGCTCCTACGGCCTGCGCGTGGTCGATACCAGTGGCAACGTCTCGCCAGTCGTGTGGCGCCGCACGACGGTCGAGTTCCTGCCCGAGATCAATGTGATCGAGGTCGTGAACGATCGCGAGACAGACCCGCCCTGGACCGGCAAGCTCTCGCACGTTGAGGTCCACGGCGGCGAGATCTGGAGCGCGGGCGACTTCGGCTCGGTGTACCCGGACGGCATCTACTACATGGAGCATCCCGTCGATCTGGGAGACGTGTTCGAGGTGCGCATCTCATCAAAGCTCAAGGCCTATGGCGTGACCGCGCAGGACTACATGGTGGCCTGGCAGCCACTCGCCTCGGTGGCCGCGATGTCCAGCGGCGCCGCGACGAGTGACCTGTGGGACGCATGGCTCGAAATCCGCACGGCCAACCAGATCGCGATGATGGCCGAGTGGGCGGCGCTCGCCGCTGTCGATCCGATGGCCGACGGCGCGCAAGGCTCGTGGTCGGAGTGGCGCCCCTGCGTCGTCGGCGACTTCACCGCGCGGCTAGTGCAGATGCGCTTCGTCCTGGAATCGCGGAACCCGGGAGTTCGCGTCGTGATCTTCGACGGCCGCGTCGAGCTGGACATGCCCGATCGCATCGACTCCTACCCCGACGTGCCCGTCACGCCCGGCGGCGCGCATGTGCTGTTCGATCCGGCATTCCGCGAGCTGCGCTCGATCGCGATCTCGATCGACGGCAATCCCGACCCGGTGTCGGCCGAGACGAGCGACAAGGACTCGACCGGCGTCACCGTACGTCTTCGCAACACCATCACCGGCGAGTACACCAGCGGCAAGGTGGACGTCATGGTGGAGGGCTTCGGGCGCTTGCGCCCCGATTCGATCTAACGCAACTTTGCCCCCTGTCACAGGAGCCTCTGTCATGTCGCAGCAGCTGTCCACCGATTTTCCGATCGATCCGAATTCGACCAGCGGAACTGCGCTGGCCGACATCCTCAACCGCCAGAACGACGCGATCCTCACGAACAACTCGGGCGCTGCGCCGCCGCCCTCGACGCAGGCCGGCATGATCTGGCTGGACACGAGTAGCGGCGAAGGGACGCTCAAGATGCGCAACGCGGCCAACTCCGGCTGGTTGACGCTCGGTACCATGAGCGGAGGCGGCTTCGTCTCCGCGCTCGCTGATGGCACGCAGGCTGCGCCTGGCCTCGCGTGGGCCAACGAGCCCGGCAGCGGATGGTATCGACCGAGCGCGCGCGTTCGCTACTACTCGTCGCAGAACGCTGTCACGGAAGGTCTGGATGCGTCGGTAGACCTGCAGACGACCGTGACGTACATGCCCCGCGCGGGCGCCGGCTCGTCAGTAGTCACGATGCGCAATCAGCCGGCCGGTGCCGCCAACTACAACCAAGCTGTTTTGCGCTGCAACTCCGATGGCAATGTGCAGATCTACGCCGAAGGCGTCGGCGGCGCATCCGCCGGTGGTATCTGGTACACCGCGCGCGAGCACATCTTTGCGGGCACTGTGCGCCTTCCCGTGGGCAACGTCACGGGCGTTGTCCAGAACGGAGGCGGGCATGGCATCTCGATGGATTGGGACAACGCGAATCTCACGGTCACGGTGGACGGCGTGCCCTTCGGTACGACGTGGCCGATCAACGTCAGTGGCGGTGCGGCGACGCTGTTCAACGGAGGCCAACCCGCCAACGGCGCGATGGTCTTCACCTGGGCCGAAGGTGGCACCAATCCGGGTTGGCTATGGGGCGGCAACGATCCAGGCAACATCAAAGTTTTCTCGCCGAGCGGCCTCTCGGTCGGCTACGCGAGCAACGCAGGCGCGCTGGCCGGCACGCCCATTACCGGAGTCGTTCGCGGCGACGTGATGCAGATTGCAGGATTTGCCTCGGGCGACTTCAACAACCCCTATATGCGCATCGGGGACGCGGGGTCCGGCGGCATTCGTTATGTGATCTTCGACACCAACGGCGGCCGCGACCCGAGGTCGATCCGCAACTCCAGCGACGGCTCGACGCGCTACCTCGAAACGAGCGGCAGCGCGGGCACGTTCGGCATTTACTACAACGTGAGCGACGAGCGCCTGAAGTCCAAGATTGCCCAGGCCGACGTCGACGGCACTGCCGCCGTGCTCGCGATGCAACTCATCGAATACGACATTGCCTTCGCGAAGGATGCCGAACCGGCGCACGTCGCGCTCGGATTCTCGGCTGACAACCTCCAGGACATCAGCCCGGACCTGGTCTTTGCGGTCGAGCAGCAGGAGGACTCGCCCTTCGCGTCCCTGGGCTCGATCCTGCACGTCAATGGCGGTGTCGTGTCGGCCTACATCGCCAAGGCGCTGCAGGAAACCATTGCGCGCGTCGAGGCGCTGGAGGCCGCGCAATGAAGGGACGCCAAGCCAACGTGAACGACCCGCCGACCGGGCCTCGGCCGCCGATGCCGCCAGCGCCGCCGCGGCATCGCCTCATTCAACGAAGCAAAGGAAGTAACGCCATGCAGATCGAACTTGCGCCGAAGGAAATCGACTATCTCCTGCAACTGCTCGCTCAACGTCCTCTGGGCGAATCGCTCGCGCTGTTCACGTCGCTTCGCGACCAGGTCGCCGGCCAGCAACTGGCCCAGCATCCTGGCCAGGCCTTGCCAAGCAGTGGAGTACCGGCGGGGCCGAACTCTTCTAACCAGTTCGGCGAGGAAGGGCCATGAGCATGCTGTGTCGAGTGCTGCGCTGTGTGTGCAGCGAGAAACCGGGCGGGCGCACGCCGGGCAAGCCGGTGTCCTCGCAGCCCACGCATGCTGGGCGCTACGCGGTGGGCTTGATCAACCATTACGAGTCGTGCTCGCTCACGGCCTATCCGGATCCCGGCACCGGGGCAGATCCTTGGACGATCGCCTGGGGCTACACGGGCGAGGACGTCGGACCTGGCACGGTGTGGACGCTGCCCGAGTGCGTCGTCGCCCTGATCAACCGGCTGAACGTCGAGTTCGTGCCCGGCGTGCTGGACGCCGTGCACGTGCCGCTCAACCAGAAGCAGTTTGATGCGCTGGTGGACATCTTCTACAACTGCGGCGTGAGCGCCATGACCGGATCCACGCTCGTGCGCCTGCTAAACGAAGGCGACTATCAGGGCGCGGCCGACGAGTTCCCGAAGTGGGACAAGTCCGGCGGCCAGGTGATGAAGGGTTTGCAGCGCCGGCGCTGGGCCGAGCGGCTCATCTTCCTGGGCGGCGAGACGCAGGAGTCGATCGCGCAGGCCGAGACCAAGTACCCCTGAGCAACCGACCGGTGCGGGCCCGCTGGGGGGCTCTGCACCGCGCCGAAACCAAAGGGGCGCCTTAGCGACTCGCCTGCGCGAGATCCGCTGCGTGGCGCCTAAGGCAGGTGTCGAGGATGGCCCTGGCCAAGGCCTGGACGCTGCTGGTCATGTTGGTGTTGTCGCGCGCCAACGTGCGGACCGTCTTGCCCTGAAAGGTTGATTCGATCTGGCAGGTCGAATCGTCCGCCTTGCCAAAGCCAACCTTCGAGACGACCTCCAACCGCTGCACCGCGATGCTCCCCCGAAGTGCCCGCCCATCGGCGCCAAGCTCGCGTGCCAGTGCCTGTGCAATCGGCGGTTGAGGGTCGATCACGTACACCTGCGCCGCGCCAGTGAAGGTCTGGCCCTGGATGCGCACCAAGGGGTCTAGACGCTCATCAACCACCGTGAGCGCATCGCTCGCCGCTGCCTGTGCGGGCACGTTCAAGTCGACCTTGATAGTGGCTGCGGCGCAGCCGGCCAGGATCGCCGCGAGCGCGGCGCCGGCGAGGCAGCGAAGGGAAGCACCAAAGGCGAGGCCCCCAGGAGCTTGGTGGCGCGCTGGAGGCCTCTGGCCGGGGCGCAGGCAAGGAACGTGAGTTCCTCGAAGGACCCCGCCGGCCCGGTTACGCGCGATTGTACGAATCCATGCGGTGAAGGTATTGCTTTGCAGGCTCATTTTTCTCTCCTGATCAGTAGCCTGGAATGGCGAGGGCTTCGCGGGCTTCCTCCTGTTGGAGGAGGTGGGCGTAGTTGATCTCGAGCATGCGCATGGAGGTTCCGGCCAGCTGCGCCACGCGCATCGGCGCGACTTTCTCTGATGACAGCAGATCGCTGATCCGGGTGTGTCGCAGGGAGTACATGGTGATCGAGGCGGGCAGCCCGGCGGCGATCACTGCCGGCTTGACCACCAGTTTCCAGGCGTCCTTGTTCCACATGCTGCCGTCGTGCCTAGGAAAGAGCAGGGCGGTTGGCAACTTGCCGCTGCAGGCTTCGTGAAAGAGCGCCGTGCACTGCGCGTCGTTCGGTAGCTTGATCCAGCGGGTATCGTGGCCCTTGTCGGTCTGGTCCTCCTCGCCGGCGATGCGCAGCTGGTGGCGGCGCTTGTCGTAGTCCGCCACCGTCAACTGCGCGAGGGCCCCGGGGCGAATCGGCGCGATGAGCATGGCACGCATGAAGCGGCCGAGAGACGGGCTTCGGGCGTCGACCTCCTCCAGCAGCTTGGCGCGCTTCTTAAAGTCGATGTTGGACGTAGCGCCGCGCGAGCGGCGCGCACCTTTGATTGTTTTGAGCGGCACCTTCCAGGCGGCGTCGGTGGCCACATGGCCATTCTCCAACGCAAGGTTCATGGTCTTGCGCAACGCCGCCACCTCGCGGTTGATGGTTGCAGGCTTGCGCTTTCTGTCGCCGCCGGTCGCATTGCGCGCCTTGCCGCCTTGGGTGGTGGGTAGCTCCATGAACCACTTCATGAAGGCCTTGAAGTCTGCGGCAGTGAGCTTGGCAATGGGTTTGTCGGCCCAGCTGCCCCACGCCAGGAATCGGTCCAGCCGACGTCGCACCTCGTCGGCCGAGTCTTTGCCGTGCTCGGTGCGCGTGGCGTCCACATAGTCGTCTGCCGCCTGGCGCAGCGTCTTGCGGCTGCTGATGTCCACGCCACCGGCATCGATCTGGTCGACCTGAGCGAACCAGCGGTTTGCCGCGGCCAGGGCTTCGTCGTAGCGTTCGCCTTCAGGCACGTCGGCGAAGGCGCCGAGCCCGTATTCCTTGGCCTTGCCGCCCACCTTGGCCTTGGCCACCCAGTTACCGATGCCACCCGCCGTCATGACCCGGAAGCCCAGGTAGCGGTTGGTGCGAATCGTGGTCCAGTACGGCGTCTTGCTAGGCGCCACCTTGGCGCGCGCACGCGCCACCTTGAGGTTGATTTCTGTTGCCACTCTGGTCCTTAACAAATGGCGTTGAAGCGTCCGGGGAGTCCCACCAAAGTCCCACCAAACGCTAAGAAATCCGGTGCATTGCGGTGCATCGGCGTGAAGCGGAAAAAAGCCACTACCTCAGTAAACCCGCGTGGTTATTGGAGTTTTCGCTTTTTATCGCTGTATGTCACTTTACAGTAAAAGTGCGTCGCCCGCATTCACACTGCAGGGGTCAGTGGTTCGATCCCACTACCGCCCACCAAACTTCGCCTTATGCAACAAGGACTTACGGAGTTTCCGTCTCTCCGTTCTCCGAAAGTCCCACCCGAAAGTCCCACTTTTTCGTTTGGATACGCGTCAGTCCCACCCGGCTGCGCGGTGGGACTCCGGAGCCCACGTCACCGGGACGCATCCGTCTTGCGCGGGCGCCCGATTGGCTTGCCTGAGGGAAACGTGGGCTGCACGCCCCTGGGTCGGCGGGGGGTGCTCGCGGCACCGCCAGACAGGCGGCCAGCGACGGCGTGGGCGCTGGACATTCCGCCGGGTTGCGCGGCCTTTTGTTGATCCGATTCCGCCTGCATGCGAGCCACCCACGCTTCGGCTGCCTGGGGGGCAATGCGCACCGCGCCCAGGATCTCGACCACCGCAGGCCCCTTGCCGGCTCGCCGCAGCTTGTGGTAAAGCCCCACCGAAATGTTGTAGCGAGCGCAGAACTGCGCGATCGTGAGAAGCGCCTTGACGTCGTGTGCTTCGGACGCATCCGGCGTGGGAAGTTCGGAGGTCATGTGTTCAATCTCCTATATCGGTCGGTGCCCGCGCGCGCTGCCGCCGCGGCAGGTGCGGCAGCGCCACCAGCACCGCCACGCACGCGATGAAGCCGGCGCGCGCCCACGCAGCCGGCAGCTCATCGAGGCACCAGAACATCGCGCCAGTCGCCACGACGTGCAGCGCCAGCAGCAGCCACGTGGGCAGGCCGCGGTTCACTGGGGCACCTCATCCCAGGTGCGGCCGTCCAGCAGGCGGCCGGCGGCCTTCTTGCCGACCTTCCAGACCCGTGCGTCATCGTCGAGGTCCTGGCCGAACGAGCAGGATTCGCCGCTCGGGATGTGCTCGGGGAAGTTGGCGCCTGGCGCCCACTCGCCCCACTGCTTGAACATGAAGGGCACGGCGGCCGCAACGCACTGATCGCGCAGATCGCGGGCCCACCTCGGATTCATCGGCCGTGCACCGCTTCCACTTTCTCCGCCGACGATCACCCAGTCGATCTGCGGGTCCTCGAAGAACTTTGTCTTGACCCGCCAGCTCCAGTTGCGGTCGGGCTCGATGGCCAGCCATGAACTGAGGTCGAGGTCGCCCAGCAGCGGCTCCAGACTCAGGAAGTTGCGGCACGGCAGCTGCACGAGCTTGTCGATGTCTCGGTCGGCCTCGCTCTGGTTGACCACGCTGATGCCCAGGCGCACGTACTTGGGCCAGTGGCCGTTCATCCAGCTGACCGGCACCATGCGTGCGACATTGGCAACGCGCTTGGTGAGCAGCAGCCAGTCCAGGCCCGGCGTCTTGTGGATGAGCGTCCACAGCTCAGCGCGCTCTTCGTCCAGGTCCACCTGGTTGTCGAACACGTCGGCCATCGAGGCGCAGAACACGCGATCTCGCCGGCCCACCTTTTCGGCCTTTCTATTCCAGCCCAGCGGTTCGTTCCAGTGCTTGGGCGGGAAGAGCAGGCGCTGCGATTTCGGGCCCCAGAGCTCCAAGTTCGGATGGAGCCGCTTGGCCAGGGTGCGCGCGTAGCAGTGATCGCACCCGGGACTGACTTCGCTGCAGCCCCACCACGGGTTGAAGGTGTGGTCCGTCCACTCGATGCCGCTGTTCTGCGCCACGGTCGTCAACCCCTGTCCGAAAGCGCCAGCTCGCGCGCCAGGTTGAGCTCGGCCATCGCATCGGCGCTGCCGCCGCGGTCCGGGTGCAGCTGCCCGGCCTTGCGTCGGTAGGCGGCCAGGATGTCGCTGTGGTGAGCGCTGCGGGGCACGCCCAGCACCTCCCACCACGGCCGGGCCTGGCCAGCGCCGGCCGGCGCGGGCAACGCCGTGAAGCCGGTGAAGGCGCGCTCGAGCACGACCGCCCCGCCGTGGCGCTCGATCGCGCGCAGCGCCTCGACCGTGGCCGCGAGCGCCGCGATGTTCTGCTCGACCTTGGTGTACAGGTCGATCGCCATGCAGCGGGGCGCAGCGGTCCACGGGTCGGTCCAGTAGACCGCGGCGCCTGGGTCGGCCGGCGCCGCCTGGTCCGAGCGCGGTAGCCCGTCCAGGCGCAGGCGAAGGTTCGTGCTGAGCACTAGGTCGTCGTCGCGAACGGCCATGCGTCGCAACTCGTCGCGCAGCCGCATCGTGGCCATGTGTACCGTAATGTCCGCGCGGTTGCGCCAGGAGCCATTTGCGCTCTGGCGAGCCGTGCCGAAGCGGCCGAACTGTCGCCTCTCGGCCGCTGTGCGTTTCCATCCGATGGGCCAGGCGAGGGGGTACGCGGTGATCGTCATTTCCCGCTCGCCGAATCGATGCTCGCCTGCTCCATGCGCTTGCGCCATTCGGCGGCAGCCTCGGCGCTCACGTACTCCCGCATGCCCACGCGATAGGTTCTGGGACCTCGGCCCTCGCGCTTGAGCAGGTAGTAGCGCGTGCGACTGATGTCGTGGTCGGCACAGAACTGCTTGACCGTGAAGGCCGCGCGTGGCGCGACGAGGATGGTCGACGGCGGCAGCACGGCGGCTTTCGCCGTCTCGGCGGCCGAAGGTTTCTTGCTTCTCATGCGGTACTCCCGGTAGGCGTCGGCGCGGCCATGGGCAGCGCCCGCAGCTTGCTGATGCGCTCGTCCAGCACGATGAGTTGCTGCGTCAGCTTGGCGCGCAACTGCTGCTTGTGCTGCTCGAGCTGGGCGATGACGTCGCCCGTGGGATCGAAGTCGTCGGGTACCTCGACCTCGAACTCGTGCTCGCGAACGAGCACCTCGACCAGGCCCAGCTCGGAAAGCCTCTCGGACGTGCAGGGCACAGGCTTGTACTTCACGAACTCGATGTCCGGGCGGTCCTGGAATTCGAACTGCCGCCAGACGAGATACCCCTTGATGGTGTGCATGCTCATCGCGATCACTCCGAAGGGCTGGTAAAGAGACTCGCCCAGCCGCGCGCGGCGCGATCGGGCCCGAAGAGTGTTTCGAAGTTGTCCGGCGCGGCAGTGGGCGAGACCGACTCGAAGTCCGCCATCAGGCGCCGCGCCAGCGCGAACAGCTCCAGCGCCTCGAGCACCTGGTCGAGCTGGCGCCGTTGCTGCTGCAGCTGTCCGGAGATCACGTCCTCGACCAGGTTGTAGCCGCCGTCCTTTCGGATCACCTTGCCCTGGTGCGCCTGAAGGCGCCGGATGGCGCGCTCGAGTTGGCGGCGCGAAGCAATTGCCGCGTCAGTGCCGACGCTGATCATGCCGTTCACGGCCGCGAGCAGGTCGGTCTCCGATGGGCTCGCGATCGCGCTGGTGAACATCTCGACCAGCGCTCGCTGCGCCCTTTCCTCGAGCGTGGGGCGGTGGTGGGGATCGTCCTGCCCGGCGTCGTAGGCGGCGCGCCGGCGCTTGTCGCTCAGCACGTCGTAGGCGGCATTGATGGCCTGCATCTTCTCGTGGCTACCGCCCGGCTTGTCCGGGTGCGCCTGGGTGCTGCGCCTTCGGTAGGCGGCCTTGATGGCGGCTGCGTCCGCATCCGGGGCGACGCCCAGCGTCGCGTAGTGGTCCGGCCGCGCGCCGGCGCGCGCATGTCCGCGTCTGGCCGTCATGGTCGCCTCGGCGGGAGTGGGGAACCGCGAACGACCGCCGCCGTCATCCGCGCTTCAGCATCGCGCTTCTCCTGGGCGCGCGCGGCGCGTTCGCGGCTGTGGTGACGTGCCAGGCCGCATCCGATGACGCCGAGGGCGTAGACGATGAGCGCGATGGACAGCCAGGGCTCCCCCAACGTCGCGTTGAGCAACGCCAGCACCAGCGCGATCGTCATCAGGAGGTGATCCAGCGACGTGTCTCGCAGCTGATCGCACAGGCGCTGCAGGTGGCGCTCGAGCGCTCGTTCGTGCGCCAGGTGAGCCTGGTGCAGCAACTGGGTGGAAAGCGGCAGCGCGTCGATCTCTTCGTCGGGGGTCATAGCGGGTCGATTCCTTCCTCCAGCGCGAACTCGAGCCATTCGTCGATCGCGGCGCGGCTGGTCAGGCTTTCGACGCCGCGGCGAAGCGCCTGCACCGTCTCGCCGTCGCCCCACACCGGCGAGGCCACCCACTGCCGCAGATAGGCGCGGATCGCACCGATGTGCTCCTGAACCAGGGGCTGGTCGTGCAGGTAGGCGAAGATGGCCGGACGCAGCGTGCCGCTGGTCTCGTACATCCAGTAGTGCGGTCCGTGGTGCGGCCCGTGTTGTTGATTCGCGTGCTGATGGGGATCTTCGGTCATGGCGTCGCTCCGTTGATTTGCCAGTTGGCAAGGCGCAGGTTGTTGGTGCCGATGGGGGCGAAGCCGGCGAAACAGCCGGCCTTGACCAGCAGTTCGTCCCAGCGCCCCGTGCTGTCGCGGTACACGACCCGGTTGCCTTCGAGGTCGACGCCGGCGGCCGCCAGGTCCTCGATCACACGCTCGGCGTCATTCGTGACACTGGGCGCGTGGGGGTGGCAAAGGTCGGTGATCCACACCAGGCCCGGCAGCAGGCCCCACTCGTAGACGGCGCGCCGCGGCGTCACGCTGCACCTCCGGAAAGGCCTTCGGCCGCGCGCTTGATGATGTTGTACGCATGCGCGGCGCTTTCGCCTTCGTGAATGACCCGAATGACGTCGGCTGGCTCGGAACCTCCGCGCAGCATGCCGATGCTGGCCACCAGCAGCAGCACCGACAGTTCGTCGGCATCGAGTTCGCCGCTGGTGAGGGCCCCGGCCGCCACTTTCTGGATGAGCTTGACCAGGTCCACACGTTCGCGGGCGCGAGTGACCGAGGCTGGCGGGGTGCGCAGCATGCGCAGATGACGATCGAGCGCGGCGATCCCCTCGATGACGGGCAGCAGTTCGTCGCCGAGCGGCGGCGGCGGTTGCATCGGGTTCTTCATGCTGCGTAGTCCTCGTCGGGCACCACCACCACGTCGCCCACGATCTGGTGGGTGATGCCGGGCGGGCAGTTGGCGTGATACAGGCGCGTCGCTTCGGCGTTGATGGGCTTGCGCGCGCGCACGCAGCGCTGCTCGAAGCAACCGTTGCCATGGTCGATCAGTTCGGTCTCGTAGCCCTGGTCGTCCACGACCATCACATGCAGGGGCGAGCCCATGTGGTGCAGGACGACGGTGTCGGTGGTGTGGGCGCCGATCAGCTCGCAGATGTGCGCCAGGCTGACCGGTTCGGGCAGGTCCAGGAACGTGCCGTCGGTGCGGATCACCCTACGCATGGTTCAGATCCTCCTTCGCCTGCAGAAGCATGCGCGGCAGGCTGCCCGCTTTCATCGCGCCGAGCATGGCGCTGTGCACCACCTCGCCGACGACCGGCGCAACGACGGCCACCTCGCCGCCGGGATAGCGCGCCGTGTCGCAGCGGCGCGGATCGCTCATCACCAGGTACTTGCGGCAGGCCGCCGGCCGGTACTCGTAGGCGCTACAGCTGTCGTCGTGCGCAAGGAAGATGCAGCGACGCTCCTGCAGCGGCTGCTCGCCCCAGTCCGCGAGGCGCCGAGACGCTTGGCGCCTCGCCTTGTCCCAGTTCACGCGCAGTCCCTCGTTCTCGATGCCTGCGAGCAGCAGCTGGGCCTCGGCATCCGTCACGCTCACGTGAAGGTGGCAGCATGCTGCGCAGCCACGGCGACACCGCACGCGCTGGCCGTTCTCGGTGGCCAACGTCTGGGCCACGCTCGCGTCGATCTCGCCGTGCAGGCTATGAGCGACGTTGTAGGCCTCGTGCGGGTGAGCGTCGAGCATGCGGCGGATCTCGCCCTCGTAGTGCACGTGCATCTCGCCCAGGAGCGTGCGCTCGTCCTCGCTCGCCTTGGCCCACATGTCCACCAGCCCCTTCGTGCCGGCGTTGATGCTGCCGCGGATCTCGTGGGTCGTCATGGTGAGGCCTCGCTTTCGCAGGATGGGTCCGCTTCCAAGTGGGCCGTGACGCCGGCGACCGTCAGCAGCTGGCGCAGCGTCACCTTGAACTCGTCGCCGTGGCGGCTGCGCGCGAACAGCAGCGGCTCGCCCATGCGCACGTCGGGGTTGATCGCGGTGAATGCACCGAGGAAGAGGGCGAGCGCGCACCGGGCGGCCTCGAGCTCGTGGTCGGGTGCGGCGTTCACGCTGCGCCTCCGTGCTGCGCGAGGAAGGTGTCGGTGGCGTCCTTGCGAACCGCAGCGCCCTTGCGCGCTGGCGCCGCGGCCTTCTTCTGCTGCGCCCGGTTGGCCTTGTCCGCGGGCGATCTGGGCGTAGCGTTCGGGAATGGCCAGCCCTGATCCGGACCGGCCTTGCCGGCGCCGGCCGCTGTCGCCTGTTTGCCGGTGCCGTCGACAGCGGCTTCGGGCGGGCGCAGCGTCATGCGCACCTCCTGCTGCTGCTTCATCGACAACTGGCCGATCACCTCGGCGTCGATCCCGCTCGCGCAGCTGACGACGAACTTGAGCTCGACGCTGCCGCCCTCGATCGCAGTGGCGCGCAGCTTGTGCACGCGGCACGGCGCCAGCACGATGTCCTTGCGCACGCCGTGCTCGATGGTGACGGTCGCGCCCTCGGTCTCGCAGTCCAGCCGTACGGGCGGCACGATCTGCGGCGCCCGCAGGTGGGGCATATCGTCCACGGGCAGGTCCATCGCCTGCTGGCCGGCCTTCGCCTTGGCCGGCTGCTTCACGTGCGCGGTGAACAGCGCCGCACGCAGTCCTGGCGCCACAGCATCGAGCACGCGGTTGTTGTCGGTGTAGGTGAGCGACATGTCGATCGCCGTGCGATGGTCTTCGCCGTGCAGCTCGATGCGCGACTGCACGTGGTCGAGGAAGATGCCGGTTGGTTCTGGCAGTTCGAGCATGGACAGCTCCTTTTGCTGGATGGGACAGGGTGAGCGAAACGGAAGAAAAGAGGGCGCCGCCCGCGAGGCGGGCGCAGTAGCTGGCGACGGCACAGCGCGCGCGAAGGAGGAGGGGGAGGGAGAAGCCGCGCATCGCTCGCATGGGCCAGCACGCCCTGAAAATCTCAATCGGGGAAGCGCTCCTCATACAGTCGCGCGAGGTCTTCCCGCTGCTTGTCGTCCAGATGGCGGCCGCTGTCGAGCACCTGGTCTGCGGCATCCCGGTCGGGGGCCTTGCGCATTGCTTCTTCGAGCTGCTCGTAGCTCGGCCCGGCTGGTGCTGGGCCCGGGTCGGGTGCGCCCGCGCTTGCAGGGGATGTCTGCGCGGCTGTCCTATCGTCGGCGCCGAATCGCGCCTCCGCGGGGCTATCGCCCTTCTTTCCCGCCTTGGCTGCGGCCTTGCGCGCCTTGAGCTCCTCGAGCGTGACGCCCTTCTTCTTGCCCGGGCCAGCGCCATCGGTGCCGCCGCCCGAGCGCGCGTCCATCACGTCGCGCCAGGTTGCTTCGCCATCCTTGATGGCCGAGTACAGCGCCCGCAGGTCCGCCAGCTGCGACGGTGTCAGGCTCGCGCCGTCGCTGCCCAGGTAGTCTTTCAGCTGCTCGGCCCGCACCCCGATCGCGCCGAACGCATCGAAGATCTGCCGACGTGCGGCGTCCGGGTCCTGCGCGTCCTCGCGCGCGATCGTCTCCACGCACGTGTCCATGCACTCGTCCAGGATGTCCCCGGGCAGCAGGCGCAGCGCCTGCGTGCGAAGCGCCTTGCTCACCAGCGCGTTCTGCTTGTTCTGCACATCGTCGTCGGTGCCCTGCAGGATGTACAGCTTGTCGCCGTAGCTGTTGGTGCGCGTGCCCAGCACCATGTCGCCTTCCTTGGTCTGGCGCCGCTCGATGGTCTTGATGATGCTGATGTCCTGCGCGTAGGGAACGTTCGATTCCAGATCCACCACCTCCACGTGCAGGATGCGTCGCTGCTCGTCGTCGTAGGTGGTGGTGGTGTCCACCGTCAGGTTCGTCATGGCGCGCACTGCGGCCTCGGCGAAACGGATCGAGGGACCCGTGGGCCACTTGCTTTCGTCGCGCCCGATCGGCTTGCGGTAGCGCGCCACGGCGGCAAAACGCGGGCGCCGGCACTCCTTGAGCAGCTTCTCGCGCACCGTGTCCCAGTCGCGCGGGCGTTGCATCGCCACGATGTAGCGCGACTCGACCAGCGCCTTCGCGTGCGCGGCCGCAGCGATCGCGGCCGGGTTCACGCCGGTGGTGGCCAGCTGTGCGTTGAAGGCGTTGGCGGCCACCAGCGCGTGCGCGCTGTGCTGGGCGGCGCCGCTTGATACAGGCAGAGGGGCGTTCATCTCAGTCATCTCCTTCGAAGGTGGCCCACCTCGGCAGGCCGATCTCTTGCACGGTGCCGGGATAGCCCGGCCAGGTATCGGTGCGCCGGCACTCGGCGTAGATGGCCAGGTTGCGCCGGTACGCGCGCCGGCCCCGCTCGAGGTCCTCGTCCAGCAGCGTGTAGGCGGCCACGCCAAAGGGGTACTTGTTCTCGATGGCGGCGAAGACGAACGCATGCACCTGCAGGCCGCTCGCGGCCTCGAAGCCGTCCGAGTACAGGGCCGCTTGCACGTGGTATCGCCACTGCGCCACCGAGCGCGCGAAGCCCCGCGGGCTCGCGTCCGGGCAAGTCTTCACGTCGACCAGCACCACGCCGAAGGCGTCCACCGGCCAGACCCAGTCCGGGCGGCAGCGGCACACGACGCCAGTCGCCTCGTCCACCCAGCGCGCACTCACCTCGGCCCGGCCGTCCGACAGCGCGCGGGCCAGTTCGGGGTGCGCGCGTACGGCCTTCGCTTGCGCCTGGGCGGTGGCCAGCTGCGCCGCGTCGATCGCCTCGCGCCCGGGCGGCAGGGTGGCCAGCCACTCCTTCCAGGCCTTCGTGCGGTGGTCGACGTCGGGCCCGACGACGTAGCGTGCGTCCAAGGCCTGCGGCTCCAGGATGGCGCAGTGCGCGAGCGTGCCGGCTTGCATCTGCGGCGTTGCCTCGCGCGCCGGCCGCCCGGGAGCCAGGTGCAGCGACCAGTAGTGCCAGGGGCTGCGCTCGAGGTCGTCCAGCGAGCTCTTGCTCACGCTCGTGGTGTCGCCGTGGTAGACCTCGATCGGCAGATCGTAGGTCAGGCCCATGCGCAGGGCCGGCGGCGGGCAGAGCAGGGCGGCTTCAGCCATGGCCGCGCTCGCCGGCGCCGTCGTCTGCCTGCGCCCGCCACGTCGTCATGAGGTGGGCGCAGTTCGAACACACGCCCCGGCCCCTCGCTCTGTCGACCGCGAGCCACCAGCATCCGCCCTGGCATGCCTGTGCGTCGGTGCATCCGCACCCGATACACGATGCGCAGGCGAGAGCCCCAGGCTGCGGTTCTCGATCATCATCGGCGTGGATTGCGGGCGTGATCTCGGCCAGGCCGAAGCGCTCGATCTGCGCGCTCAACTCATCGAGCGGATAGACGAACGCCCAAGCGTTCCCGTGGTGCCGCACTGCTGCCAGTCGCGCCTGTTCGTAGTCATTGGCCTCGATCCGGCGATAGCAGCTCCGCGTGCAAAGGCGCTGCGGGAAGGTCATGAACCAGGACGCCATGGCGATGGACTCCAAGGAACAAGCCAGGACCTGTGAGGCGTGCTACGCGGCACACCTCGCAAGCCACATCACTGCAATGCCCACCGTCAAACCCAGGCCGATGCCGAGCACGAAGGTTGGCCAGAGGTAGCGCCGCCGCCGGCCGACGTGATGCTCCAATTCGAGCGGAACTCGCCCGGTTGGCATCACTGGCCCACCCGCTGCTGCGCCACCTTGAGCTCGTCGAGCAGCGATCGCGCTGCCTCCAGCTCGTCGAGGAACTGCACGACGGACTGTTGTCCCACCCAGTGCGTGCGCTCCAGCGCCGTCAACAGGTTGTCGAGGACGCGCAGAAGGCGGAGGGTGATGTAGTCCATACGATGTACAAACCCTGGAAATTTCAAGGGTGCCAGGGGGCGCGATCATGCCGACAACTGTCTGGCTTGTAAAACAGGTGTTTGCGACAGTTGTCGGTTTGATGGTATCGGCGCTAGTCGCGCTCGCGTATGCGCGGACGCTTCGCGCGCCGCGTACTGCCATCGATCCGTGGTGGAGGCAATCCTACCGAGGGGGGTTGTTGCCGGGCTTCGATTCGACTAGGACTTCAGCGAGCTTTTGCACCATGGCGCGCTGATCGTCGGAAACCGAGCGCCATTGCTCGGGGGAAACACGACCGAGGGGCCAGCTCGGAATGTTCTCGTCGGGCTCTCCTTCCCAGAGCACGAGCCACCAGATGCTGACCCCGAGGTAGCGAGCTGCTTTCACGCCGTTGAGCAGCGACATCGCGCTGCCGCGGGCGCGGCCGGTACTGAGCGAGCCGGCGCGAATGCCCAGGTGAAGGGCAAGCTCCTCGTCGGAGCAGTTGCGCCAGCTTTGCGCCGCCTTCAGGCGCTTGTAGAACGTGTTCAGGCCACGGTCGTCCAATGACTTTGAGTCCATAGCGGCTTAGTGGTCATTCACGGGTGGGACGGGCTTTGAACAGGCGTCGGACAGACATAAATTGGCCCCCCAATTGTCCGTTGCGACGCTTAGACAACTGTCTTAGCCTCCTGCCCCCTATGCGTAGACAGTGGGCGATCGAGGCACTCGGAGCCAGCCAGGTGGAAGCCGCGGCTGCGGTGGGCGTTGAACGCTCTGCCGTGGGCATGTGGCCCGACCCGGTGATGCCCATCACCCGCGACCGTGTGATCGCCGCAATGGTGCGTCGCGAGATGGCGCGCGCCATGGGCCTGACACTCGAGCAGTTCCACGCCAACGGGGATGCGCAGGCGAGCATGGAGCACGCGCTACGGCACAACGCCGAGGGACTGCTCCATCTGGCGCGCCGAGCGGCCGAGCATTTCCGACAGACCACGGGGCGGATCGTGGTCGCGCGCATGCCCGCAACACCGCCGCTGACGTCCGCGGCATCGGCCAATGTGCAGGACCTTGCGCAAGGCGACGCCGCCTAGGAGGCGGGAACGCGCTGGATCCCCTCTGCCCCATGGCCCGCGCCCGCAACATCAAGCCCGCGTTCTTCGAGAACGAGCAGCTGGCACAGTGCTCGAGCTGGGCGCGACTTTGCTTCATCGGGCTGTGGTGCCTGGCCGACCGTGAGGGCCGGCTCGAGTACCGCCCGACGCGCATCAAGATGCAGCTGTTTCCCGGCGACAGCATCGATGTCGAGCCTCTGCTCGAGGAGCTTCGCATCCACGGCTTCATCCTGCGCTACCAGGCCGCCGGCCTGGACCTGGTGCAGGTCATCGCCTTCCTCAAGCACCAGCATCCGCACTTCAAGGAGTCGCCGAGCGTCCTGCCGCCGCCTACCTTGGATGACATGCAAGCCCAGGGTTTGGGTGCCATGGATGACGCGCAAGCCCAGGGCAACCTGGCATTGGATGAACAGCAAGCCCAGGGCTCACCCCCCATTGAATCCCCCCATAGCCCAGGGCTAGCCCAGGGTTCACCCCCCATTGAAAGGGGGGGTAACCGGGAGATTGAAAGGGGGGGTAACCCGTCTGATCCCGGATCCCTGATTCCTGATTCCGGATTCCGGGGTTCCACCCCGACGCGCGTGCCCGCGCGCGAGGCGGTCGCCCGAAAGCCTTCCCAACCCGGCAAATCCGGGGCCCCACCAGGCCGGGAGCCGGCGTGGCGGCGAGAGGAGCGCGAACGCATCGCGGCGGTGGCGCCGGCGGCCGTCTCAGGGGATGTCGAGGCCGTGTTTGCGCCCTTCGGCAGCGCGGCGAAGGGGTGAACGCCATGCGACGCGAATTCCTGCCCGATGCCGAGATCGACCGGCTTTTCACGCGCTTGCTGGTGCGCTACGGCGGTCCGTTCTCCGACCGCTGGCGCATGCTCGACCTGAAGGTCGTCAAGGCGGACTGGGCGCGCGAGCTCGGCCGCTTCGGGCGACGGCCGGAGGCGATCGCATGGGCGCTCGAGCACCTGCCCGAGCGTCCGCCCTCCGTCATCGACTTCGCGCGCCTTTGCGAGCAGGCGCCGCAGCAGGCCGCGCCGCCCGCCAGCGCCAAGCCCACGCGCGGGCCCAACCCGTTCGAGCGCGAGCAGCTGCGCAGCCTGCGCGAGCAGCTGCCGACGCCAAATGCCGGCACGGCCCGCCCGGACGACGAAACGGGCGCCGCGCGCCGCTGGGCCCCGCGACTGCTGCGGCGCCACGAGAGGGGCGAGTTCGTGGCCACGCCGGCGGCGCTGGCGATGGCGCGCGATGCGCTGGGGCTCGCTGCGCCGGCTGGCGGGTGGACGCACGACCAGGAGGTGCGCGAGATGCGCGAGCGCGAGCTGATCGCCGCGGGTTGCACGGGCGCAGCTGCCGCCGCGCCCGCCGGACCCGATTCCACCGATTCCACCGGTACCGACGCGAAGCTCGTCGGCGCCGGATCTCAACCGTTCGTCGACGACGAGGAGCAATGGCTGTGAGCACGATCCGCACTCCGATTTCAAGCGCCGGGCTGGCGCTCAACACCATCGCGGCGCTGCCGCGCAGCGGCGGCGGCTGTGCGCTGCAGCTGATGGCCGAGCGGTGGCGCGTGCCATCGATGGCACCGAGCAGGTCCACAGTCGTCGGCGAGGAGCGCGCCCGCGCCGCCGCGGATGCGGCCTACGCGGCGCGGCGCCAAGCGCACATCAACCGCACCCTCGACGTGATGGAGACGGCGCTCTACGCCCGTGCGCATGCGCCGGCCGGTACCGTGCAGAGGGGGACGCCATGGCCGACGCGGTGAAAGGCAAGGGCGGCCCGCGCCGGCCACCGCCCGTTCCCGAGGACGCCGAGGAGGGCGCGCCGCCGCCCGACCAGGCGCGGCCCAAAGGGAACGGCAAGGGCAAGGCGGGGCGGACCACGCGCAATCGCCACCCCGCCGGCGCCAGGCGCGACATGCGCGGCGGCCGCGGTGGCGGCTACGTCACCAAGGGGTAATGCGCGTCATGAGCGCCGTCTTCGGCATCGACCCGGGCACGACGCACAGTGGCTTTGCGCTGCTGAGCGAGAAGGGGCGCGTCGCACGCAGCGGCGTGCTCGAGAACGCTGCGCTCTTGCACTACCTGCGCAAGTGTGCCGGCTGCGACCCGCACCTGGTGCTGGCCATCGAGTGGGTCAGCAGCTACGGCATGGCTGTAGGCCACGAAGTGTTCGAGACCTGCCGCTGGGTCGGGCGCTTCCAGCAGGCGTGGCCGCTACCCGATGCGGCGGTGCTGATCCCGCGCGTGAAGGTCAAGCTGGCCTTGTGTCACAGCGCTCGCGCGAAGGATCCGAACGTGCGCCAGGCGCTGATCGACCTGTTCCAACCCGATGGCCGTGGTGCATGTCCGCAGATCGGCACGCGGGCCTATCCGGGGCCGCTCTACGGCGTGCATTCGCATGCCTGGTCGGCGCTGGCGGTGGCCGTCGTCGCGGCGGGCCGCGCGGCCGAGGCCGAATCGGCGATCGTGCCCGGCTTCATGGGCGCCACCCCATTGGAGCGTGCTGCTGCCGAGGCTGCACCATGACGAAGTCGCGGCACATCAACAGACCCAAGGCGCGGTGGACGCCCGCAATGCTGCAACTGCTCACCGACTGGTTCCCAGACTATCCCACGGCCGTCGTGGCAGGCGCTCTCGATCTGAGCTACAGCGCGGTGGCGCAGAAGGCGGCCAAGCTTGGCCTTCGCAAATCGTCCGCCTTTCTGGCGTCTGACCTGGCCGGCCGTGTCCAACGCGGACACCAAGATCCGCGAATGATCGGCACACGATTTCAAGCCGGCCTGGTGCCTTGGAACAAGGGAACCAAAGGCATGGCTGGCCAGCATGCGAACTCTCGTGCCACGCAATTCAAGGCGGGTCAGGCACCGGTCAATGAAATGCCGATCGGATCGCATCGGCTGACCTGGCAGGGCAGCGGTCGCACGCAGAAGGTGCTCGAGCGCAAGGTCAACGACTTGCCGGGCCCGAACCATGTGCGCTGGCATCCGGTGCACCGCATTGTCTGGGAAGCCGCCAACGGCCCCGTGCCCGCTGGCCACCTGATCGCCTTCAAGCCGGGCATGCGCACTGTGGTGCTCGAGGAGATCACGCTCGATCGCCTCGAATGCATCACGAGGGCCGAGAACCTGCGCCGCAACCAACCCCGATCACGCGACCCGGAGCTCGCCCGCCTCGTGCAGCTCAAGGGCGCCATCGCGCGCCAGGTCAACCGCATCAACCGAGAAGCCGCAGAAAGGACTGCCCCATGAGTTCCCCGCACATCACCGAGCTGCGCCAGCAGCTGCTGGAGACCCTGAAGGACCTGCGCAACCGTGAGCAGCCGATGGAGCCGGACCGGGCGCGCGCCGTTGCGCAGGTGGCCAGCGTGCTGGTGGACACGGCCAAGGTCGAGGTCGACTACCTCAAGGCTACGGGCCAGAGCCGCGCCGGCTTCCTGGAGGAGCCGCCTGACGCAACAGTGGCGCATCTGGGCAACGACCCGTCCGCGCCGGCCAACGGCATCACGTCGATCACGCGCCATCGCCTGCAGGGCTGATATGGACACGCCGATGCCCGATCGTCCCTGCCGCCTGCAGGTGAACGCCAGAGGCGCCTGGCGCAACGTCATGGACTTCGATGCCCGCGACGGCGACCACGTCATGCACAACGCGCCGGCTCTGTTCGGCATCGTGCCCGGTGTGAAGCTGCGCATCGTTGCGCAGGACGATGTGCTGCAGGTGCCCCTTGCCACCTGGAACGCTTCGCAGGGCTGGCGCACGCGCGGGCCCGCCCGCGGGTGGGACGACGTGGTGGAGGAAGAGGAGCGGACGGCATGAAGCTGCTGCGCCGCATTCTTGGCCTGGACTTCCCCGACCCCGTGGTCGGGCAGATCTGGCGCAGCGGCTACAACGGCGAGCTGATGCTCGTCTCGGCCGTCGACATCAGTGCGGAAGGACTGCGCACGATCAACTGCAAGCGGCAGCTCGAGCCGTACATCACCCGAGTCGCACCCAACTGCACGCGCCTCGAGTCGACTTGGGGCATGGCCTGCGTCTATGCCTACGGCCTGGACCAATGGCGGCGCCGCCTTCGCAGCGAGCGCAGGGTCCTGGTGGACGCCGAGAGGAGACAGCGATGAAGCTGCTGCGCACATGCACGCTGCCCCTGCTGCGCACGCGCCTGCCCAGCATCGAGCCCGCCCTGGGCGAGCACCGCGATGCCGAAGGCCTGGAGCGCAAGCGCCTCTACAAGACTGCCGCCTGGCTGCGCCTGCGCGCCGCCCAGCTCAAGCGTCAACCCTGGTGCGCTTGCGGTGCCAGGGCCAACACCGTCGACCACGTGCATGGCCATGCCGATGAGCACTGGCGTGCCCGCTTCTTCGACCCCACCATGCTGCAGTCCATGTGCGCCTCCTGCCACTCGCTCAAGACCAGCACCATCGAGCAGGTAGGTGCGGGCGGCCTGCGCCGGCCGGCCGTCCGGGCGCCAAGCCTGCCCAGGCGCTCGCAGGAACAGCGCGCGGTCCTCGGCGCATCCACACCCTTGCCCCCCATGCGTTCGCCGTCCACACGAGGCCCTGGCCTGGCTGGCGCGGCCGATCGTGGCGGGGAGCCGGCCTGTCGGGGGGGAGAGTCGACAGCTGGGGCCCGGGGCTGCGGACCAGGCCCCTCCGTGCAGCGTGAGAAAAAAATTCCGGGCAAAAAGGGACCCCACACCGATGCCGAAGGCTGAGAACCGAGCAGACGCCGAGGCCGGGCCGCGCGAGGCGGAGCTCGAGGGCCAGGCGCGTCTGGACGTGATCCGGTACCTGCGATCGGTCATGAACAACCGTCGCGCGCCGGTCGAGCGCCGCGATCGCGCCGCGAGCCGACTGGCGGCGATCGTTGGCGATGCGGCGGCGACACCGGCCGGTGGGCGAACGTCGGCGCCGAAGGCGAAGGGATTGAAAGAGCAGCGGCAGGAGGATGCGCAAAGCCTCATCGAGGCCGGCAGCCCGTTCGTGCCGAGCGCGCCGCCGCGGCTGAACTGAGCACCTCGCACATGCCACGGGTCGTCATCTCAAACGTCTCCCGCTTTCCCGTCATCGTCTCTCACGAGAGTTGGGGGCTGCTCATACGTGTCGAGAATTGTGATGGTGACTCCAGCGTTGCCGGCGACGACGACAGGGTCGGAGCCAGCGACGGCAACGAAGACGACCTCAAGGCCGCTCGCGTCGTCACGCACCCCGATGCGGCAGGTGACAGCCGTGTGGATCTCGATTCGCTCGCCCGGCAACAGTGTCCTGGCGGTCACGGTGACGCATCCGCCTGAATGCTGCCGCTACCATCGGACTCAGCCATGGGCGTGCTCCTTTCACGTTCGTGGTCAGTGGGCCATGCGCGTTTGCGGCGCGCATCGGCCTGCGCATCATGGTAATGGCAGGCGGCCATGGTCTCGCGCGGACCGCTGAAGGCACCAGGCCGGCCCGAGCCGGTGTGGACAACGGCATGCCCTGACTGGGCCGAGCGCATCGTAGCGGGGCGCTCGCTCATCCCGTGCGCGCCGCTTTTTCCTCAGGAAGCGGCCGATGCCTTGGCGGTATTCAACTCGCTGCGCATCGTGGACGCAGCCGGCCAGCTCGTGGGCGAGGCCACGCTCCCGTGGATCCAGGAATTCGCCGCCACGATCTTTGGCGCCTACAACCCCGAGACCGGCCGGCGCCTGATCACCGAGTTCTTTCTGAGCGTGGCCAAGAAGAACTGGAAGTCGGGCTTCGCCGCGGGCGTGATGCTCACGATGCTGATTCGCAACTGGCGGCGCTCGGCGGACCTTTCGATCCTCGCGCCCACCAAGGACGTGGCCGACAAGGCCTTTGGGCCGGTGCTGGACATGATCCGCGCGGACAACCAGCTCTATCGCCTGCTGCACGTGCGCGAGAGCCAGCGCCAGGTGACGCACCGGACGATGGGCGCGACGCTGGCCGTCATCACGGGCGACTCGGCCACCGGCAGCAAGGCCGGCGTGGTGCTCATCGATGAGCTGTGGGAGTTCGGCTACCAGGCCGACGCGGCGGATGTGCTGCGCGAGGCGACCGGGGGATTGGCGTCGCGACCCGAAGGGTTCGTGTTGTACCTGACGACGCAGTCAGACAAGCCGCCGGCGGGCTTGTTCAAGGAGAAGCTGCGCTTCGCGCGAGCGGTGCGCGACGGCAAGATCCTCGCGCCGTGGTTCCTGCCGCTGCTCTACGAGTACCCCGAACTGCTTCTGAAGGCCGAGGCCTGGCGCGACAGCGCGACTTGGCGCATCACAAATCCCAACCTCGGCGTGAGCGTGAGTCAGGACTTTCTCGAGCGCAAGTTCCGCGAGAACGAGGAGCTGGGCGGCGAACACTTCAGCGGCTTTCTGGCCAAGCACTTGAACGTGGAGCCAGGCAATGCGCTGCGCGCAGACCACTGGGCCGGCGCGCCGGACTGGATCACATGCGGCACGGAACCGGACTTGTCGCTCGCGCAACTGCTCGAGCGCTGCGACGTGGTCACCGTGGGCATCGACGCGGGCGGCACCAACGACTGGATGGGCCTGGCAGTGATCGGCCGCGAGCCGGGTACGCTGCGCTGGCTGGTGTGGACGCGCGCGTGGGTTCATCGGAAGGCGCTGGAGTACTTCAAGGACGAGGCGGCGCGCTGGCTGGACTTCGCCGCGGACGGCGACCTGGTCATCCTCGAGAAGATGGAGGCTGGCCACGCCGAGCTGGCTCAGCTTGCGGTGAAGGTGCAGGATTCCGGCAAGCTCGTGAAGATCGGCATGGACCCGGCGGGCACGGCAAAGATCATCCACGAGACGCTCATCTTTGCGGGCATCGATGAGCAACTGCTCATCGGCATCGGTCAGGGTTTTCGGCTCACCGGTGTGATCAAGCTCGTCGAACTCAAGCTCGTGGGCGGCGGCCTGGCCCACCCGGGCCAAGCCATGATGGACTATTGCGTGGCCAATGCGCGCACCGAATCGCGGGGCAACGCGACCATCATCACGAAGGCCGCCAGCAAGGGCAAGGTCGATCCGCTGCTGGCGGTGCTGGACGCGGCCGAGTGCATGGCGCTTGCGCCACCGCCTGTCGACGTGGACGCGCTCATCCCGCCGGCCGACGACGCCGATGTCGCCGCGCACGCGCAATCGGGGCCGGCGGAGTTCTGGTAGCCGTCGCAAACAAAAATGCTTGTGCAAACAAGCAAAAATGTTTATAATAATCCCATCGCAACGAATGAAAGGCAGCAGTGAAGATCAGCGAATTCAGGCGGTGGCTTGAATCGCAGGGTGTGCAAGTGTCGAACGGGACGAACCATTGGAAGCTGCGCTACCAGGGCAAGTCCTCAACGCTGCCAAGGCACCCGAGCCAGGAACTCAAGGAAGGCACCCGATTGGGGATCCTTAAGCAACTGGGTTTGAAGTGAGTCACCAGGCAGGCCCCTCGGGGCCTTGCCAGCTTGAGGCCGGTTTTTTACGTCTGCCCGGAGCGCTTCGGCGCTATGAAAGGTGGGAATTTATGTTGAAGTTCGCGGCTCGTTTTGAGCCAGCCCCCGAAGGGGGCTTTGTTATTTCCTTCCGGGATATTCCGGAAGCCCTGAGCCAGGCCGAGACTCTGGAGGAAGCCCGGGATGTCGCGCGCGATGCGTTGATCACTGCCATGGACTTCTATTTCGAGGATCGTCGGGAAGTGCCTGCGCCGAGCAAGGCCAAGCGCGGCGAGGAATTGGTTGCTCTACCGCCGTCGGTTTCGGCGAAGGTGGAACTGCTCAACCGGGTCGTGCAAACCAACGCGCGTCCGATCGATCTGGCGCGCCGAATGGGGATCAAGTCGCAGGAGGTCACCCGCATCCTGGACTTGCATCACGCAACCAAGATCGACACGCTGGCCAGCGCCTTCAGGGCACTAGGCTACGAACTTGAGCTGTCGGTTACGCGCAACGTGGGCGCTGTCGCGTAGGCGAACTCTTCCTTGAACGCGTTGTAGAAAATGGAAGGCCCCGCGGGCTTTCGACCGCGGGGCCTGTAGCCGGCGATGGCGTCTTACGTACGATAGACGGGCGTGGTGGTGGAAGTGCCCATCACGAGGCTGATCGCATGGATGCAATCCTGCTCGTTGTAGTAGCTCTCGCCAGAGTCGGCGATCTTCTTGTGGTTGGCAGCCATCAGGTACCAACGCCATTGGTTCCTGGCATCACGATAAAGGTAGAAGGCCATGTTGGCAGCTCCTGATTCGTTCAGGACGTTCCTCTTTAGTTACGACTACGAGGGTTCGTCCTGGATTGTGGAAATAAAGGCACGAAGCCCGGCAGACGCCCAAAGGCGCATGGCAAGACTCAACTGCGCCAGATACGACGGCGAGTTACTGGCAAAACTGCCAGTACCTCGATCCGCCTCGCGGGCGTTGGTTGGCTTGCGCAGATTGCTCGGGTCGCCATCCGCCAAAGGCGAGTAGGCCCCTCTGCTATCCGGCAGATGCCTTGACCACATCAGATGCTGACGACAAGATTAGAACTGCATGGCCTAGCTAGAGGGCATTGGCCAGCGCGTTCCAGCGCGCTGTGTCTACCGTTCCACCACGTCAGCAAAAAAGGTGGTTTGCAATGATGGGAGGCGCTCCTGGCAAGGGACGCTTCCCGTTTTTGTTTGGTGCTACTGGTTAGATACCTCCTGCTCAATCTGGGCGATAGCCTCTTGAAGGCGAGGTCCGGCGCGCCACACGCGTAGGCCTAAGGCCTCGCGGGGATTGACATAGACCTGTGAAAGGTCATGGAAGCCCGCTTCCTTCAGCAAGGCGTTCACCTTCGACATCTTGGAGCCGACCCCCTTCTTGTGCTGCGCCCCAAGTGAGTCTGCGATCAGCTCGACGTCAGCTCCGCCAGCTCCTTCCATTTCGTCGATCAGCTTCAGAAACCGAAGTACTCGCCGGTAGTCGACGATGTGCTCTTTGGCCGCTCCAAGGCGCGTCCGGGCGCGCTGCGCTGCGATGCCATATGCCGGGCCAATGGGGGCCCTTAGCTCCCACTGATCAGTGCCATCTTCCTGCTCGACGAGGGGCAAGGGGGCAGGTTGGCTCGAGGCCAGGTCGCCGAAAGTGCTCGACACGGTGCCGCCGATCCCGAGTTGACGCAGCGCCTCTGCGAGCTCGTTGGCGGGGACCGTGAATTCGATCCCATGCATCTTGAACGTAATGGCCATGTGCTCGGACTATAGCATCTGTGAAATGCAGATCGCAACTGCAGATGAAGTGTAGATGCGTTGAGGCCTGTGGAAAAGGTGAAGAGGCTATGTTGATATGCAACTGGATCGGCTGTTTGCACGAATGCGTCGCGAGACTCCATAATGACGCCGCAAATGTGCGCCATTTCCCTTCTCCTACCGGCAACGGACCACCGGCCGGCCTCTGTCCAGAGGCCAGGCCATGCTATGCGCTCATAGCTTTCGCGCGCGCCTGAGCGCCCGCAACCGCCCGCCGCCTGGCGCGCGGGACAAGCGCAACCCCCGAGAACCCGGCGACGGACCACCGGCCGAACCTGAGATCAGGTTCCATGGCCGACGCTGCGCACACGTCATCGGCTGAGGCGCGCCTCGCGCAGCTCGATCCGTTCGCCACACGGCGCTCGGTGCCCTCGCTGGATGCCTTCGAGGTCGTCAAGGCCGCCGGCGCCGCTGGCAAGCCCCGATTCGTCATCAGCACCGAGCAGGTCGACCTGGTCGGAGACATCGTCGTCCAAGCCGGCCTTTCGCCCGTCAGCGATCGCATCCCAGCCCAGGTCGATCACTCGGGCAAGATGCGCGACCTCATCGGATGGTGGTCTGACATCGAGCGCCAGGGCAAGAAGACCCTCGCGACCTTGAATCTGTTCAAGGAAGGGCTCTCGCGCACCGCGGATATGGTGCGTGCGCTGATCGAAGACGGCGGCATGCGCATGGCCTCTTCGATCGGGTTCGTGCCCGACTTCACCGATGGCGGCTACGAGCTGCTTCGCGATGAGGCCAACGAATGGGTGACCGGCATCCGGTTTCTCAGGTCGATCCTCATCGAGGCCAGCGTCGTCGTGGTGCCTGCCAATCCGGGCGCTCTGCAGGCCCGCTCCCTGGACATCGCAAAGCGCCTGGGCGGCATCGCCCCCGAGCGCGTCTCCCGTTTCGTCATCTCGCCGGCGTCGCAGCAGCTGCTGCGCCAGATGCCTGCGCGCGACACCCTGGCCCGAGCGGCAGCCGCCGTGCAGAAGGCCAACGTCGTACTGGAAAGGGGGTAGCCCATGGCCACCCTTGCCGAAAAGATCGCCGCGGCCAAGGCCGCGTTGGTGCAAAAGCGTGACGCTCTGCAGGCCCTGAAGACCAAGATGGAGCAGACCTCGGGCGACGTGGTCGAGGCTGACGAGGCGGACACCTTGATGGTGGACGAGCTCGATCAGGACGTCGACAAGCTGCTCAAGAACATCGCCCTGATGGAGAAGACCGAGTCCGCGCTTGCGCGCGGCGCTCGGCCGGCCGGTGAGGGCGGCAGCGGCCAGATCATCGTGCCGGCCCAGCGCCAGCTCGTGGCGCCGGGCATCGCTACCGGTGGTCACCTGCAGCGCAAGGCAGACATCAGCCTGTTCGTGCGCAGCGCGATCGCCGCATTCGAGGCGCACGAAACCCACTACCCGGTCGCCGAGATCATCGAGCGGCGCTGGCCAGACCACCAGGACCTGCTGGAGGTCTCCAAGCTGGTGACCGGGGTGCGCAAGGGCACGCAGAACCCGGCGATGACCAATGTGCCCGAGTGGGCCGGCGCGCTGGTGCGCGAGACGTTCGCCGCTTTCATGGACCTGCTGCAGCCCGAGTCGGTCATTCCGCGCCTGGGCCTGGCACCGCTGGACTTCAATGGCGCCAGCGTCATCAAGGTGCCCATGCGGCTGCCGACCGCCGCGGGCGGCAACAACCTGTCCGGCGCGTTCCGCAAGGAGGGCGATCCGATCCGCATCGGCGCCGCGCGCATGGGCACCCAGTCGCTCAAGGCGTACGGGATGGGCGTCATCGGCACCTTCACCATGGAGATGCTCGAGGCCTCGCCCATCAATTTCGAGCAGGCCGTCCAGCGCTGGATGATCGAGGACACCGCGGCGACGTTGGACACGGCGTTTCTGGATGACACCGCAGAGGTTGCCGACACGCGGCCGGCTGGGATCCAGAACGGCCTGGCGGCGGAGGACACCGCGGCGAGCTCTGGCTCGGACCCGGCACAGATCCAGGCCGACCTGCTCGCCCGGGTGACGGCGATGACCGGCGCGGGCCTCGGTCGCCGGCCGGTGTGGCTGATGAACCCCACCAACGCCGCGATTCTTTCGGGCGCCTGGAACTCGGTGGGCAACCCCGCCTTCCCGTCGATGAACGAGGCCACGCCCAAGCTGATGGGCTACCCGGTCGTCACCAGCATCACGGTGCCCGCGGACCTGGTGTTCCTGATCGACGCAGCCGAGTTGGCCTTCGCCGGCGGCGCGCCGCGCTTCTCCTACAGCGACCAGGCTGCCATCGTCGAGCAGGACGGGCTGCCGCTTACCAACGGCGTGCAGGCGGCGGTGCAGACCCTGGATGCAGGCGTGCCGGCACGCTCGCTCTGGCAAACCTACAGCGGCGGCATCCGGGCGCTGTGGACCGTCTCGTGGGCGCGCATGCGCGAGCACTCCGTGCAGGTGATCACCGATGTTGCCTGGGGGCCCACTGCGCCGTAGTGGGGCGCTCTTGACGCACCCGCGCCCGGCCGACGCCGGGGCAGGCCGGCTCGCCGCATGCGCGGCCGCCGGCCTTTTGCTTGCACCGATGGACGAAGGGAGCCCATGCCATGGCACGAACCAAGTCGAAAACCTCGGCGTCAACCGCCGCCGCACGCGCGCGCACAGGACCGAGCGCGGCCGGTGCGCCGGCTAAGGTGACCTTGTGGGTCTACAAGAAGGGCGTGGAGGCCGTTGGCGGCCGCATGGGCTTCGTGCAGACCACGTCGGACGTCGCCGAGACACTGATCTCGGCCGGGCAGGCGGTGCACGCCAACGGCATCAACCGGTATCCCTTCAGAGAGGGCATGGGGGGAAGCCCCGCGCCTGCACCAGCGCCGGCGCCGCCGGCGCCAGCTCCCGCCCCCGTGCCGGGCGAAGGTGGTGACGCAGAGAGCGATGGCGGCGATGCCGAAGCCAGAGCCGAGTAGGGACGCGACGCCGTGAACTTGACAACCATCCGGGCCACCCTGCGAAGCTTCGCCGAGGGCGCCTGGCGTGGGCCGTTCTTCGGACTCGGCAACTTGGGCGGGCTCTTCCAGATCGAGCCCCTGGGTGATGGCTGGCAGCGCGGCCTCGAGGTGGGCGGCGCCGGCAGCGTTCGGCGCATCCCCGCAGCGTACGCCGCCGTCATGGCCAACGCGAGCGCGGTGGCGCAGTGCTGGCCGCGGCACATGCAGCAGACCACTTCCACTTCGCGCCGATTCGAGCGGGTCACCAGTTCGCCGGCCTTCCGGATTTTCCGCCAGCCCAACGACTATGAGACTTGGCCGGTCTTCATCCTGAATCTTCTGGCGGCCATGCAATTCGACGGCACGGGCTATGCCGTGGCGCTGCGCGACGATGCGGGCAAAGTCGTCTCGCTGCACCGCACGCCGCGGGGCACCTGCCAGCCCTTCGTGAGCCCCGTCGACGGGAGCGTCTACTACTCGCTCGGCTGGAACCAGATGACGCCGGATTACCGCAGCACGCTGCAGGGCCTCGAGTACGTGGTGCCGGCGCGCGACGTCATGGCGCTGCGTCAGTATTGCCCGCGTCACCCGCTCCTGGGCGAGCCTCCCGCAAGCGCGGCGGCCCTGGCCATGGGGGTCAACGTCGCGCTCTCGCGCTCGCAGGCGGTGTTCTTCGCGCGAATGTCGCGCCCATCCGGCGTGCTCTCGAGCGATCAGAACCTGTCGGCCCAGCAGATTGCCCGTGCGCGGGAGAATTGGCGCTCGCAGTCCGTCGCCATGGCTCAGGGCGGCGTGCCTGTCATGGGCAACGGCATGAAGTTCGTGCCGATGGCCATCACCAGCGAGGATGCGCAGCTGATCGAAGCGCAGCGCATGTCCATCGAGGACATTGCGCGGGTGTACCGGGTGCCTTTGCCGGTCATCGGGGACCTGACGCACGCGACGCTTACCAACGTCGAGAGCCTGATCAATCTTTGGCTATCCACGGGCCTGGGCTCGCTGCTCGAGCTCGTCGAGCGTGAGTTCGACAGGCTGTTCGGCTTCGACCAGATCAACGACTACACCGAGTTCGACACCACGGCACTTCTGCGCACCGACTTCGCCGGTCGGATCGAGGCGCTGACCAAGGGCATCCAGGGCGGCCTGTTCAAGCCAAACGAGGCGCGCGAACGCGAGGGGCTCGCTCCAGTGGAGGGCGGCGATCGTGTCTACGCGCAAACGCAGATGCAGCCGCTGGGCACGCCGCTGCCCGCTGCGGCCGGTTCAGCCGCGCCGGCGGCCGAGGGGGAAGGCGGTCAGGCTGGCGGCCAGGGTGGCAAGAACGGTGAAGCGGTGGGTGAGGGCGAGGACAAGCACCTGGCTCCCGAGGAGATCGCCCAGGCGCTGCTGCAGCGCTTGCGCGCCAAGGAGCTCGTGCCGTGAAAGCGCAGGATCTCGATGCGGTCGGCCTGGTCATCGAGCAGGCCCTCGCCGGGCAGCGGGCGGTGCTGCAGGCGCTGATCGAACAGCGCACGGCCCAATGCTTGAGTGCGGAGCGGGCCGTCGAGGTCACACGCGACCTGGTCGACGAGGCGGAGCAACGCCTGCGCTCATTCCTCGAGCGCCAGGCAAGCGACAACGTGCTCACGCTGCGCACGGCGGCCAGCGCGGAATTGCTGCGGGTGCAGGAGGTGTTCCTGGACAAGCTGCGCGTTGCCGAGGAACTCGCACGCGAGCTCGCAGGATTGCGCGAGCAACTGCGCGCCGTCGAGCAGCCCCGGAGCGCTTACGACCTGGCAGTGCAGGAAGGCTTCGAGGGATCCCAGTCCGAGTGGCTGCACAGTCTTCGCGGCGACCCTGCGAAGCCGCCCACCGCATATGAGGTCGCGCGCGCCCTCGTTGACGACGAGCAGATGCGCCAGGCGGTGAGTGGCCAGGACGGCCGGCCCGGCGTGCCCGGCGCCGGCATCGAGGCGCCCCAGTGGGCACCCGGCATCTTCCGCGAGGGCGCCCTTGTGCAGGCCTATGTTGGCCAGTACTACCGCGCGTTGCGCGACACGAGCGCCGAGCCGTACGGCAGCGCAGACTGGGCGAGGGTGGGAAGCAGCGGCTTTCATGTGGCGCCGGCCTGGGCCGAAGGCCGCACCTACCGCAGCGGGGATCTCGTCTCGCGCGATTACTCGACCTTCCTTGTGAACGATGCCGGCGAACTGGTGCTCTTCGCAGCGCGCGGGCCCAGGGGCGAACCCGGAAAGCAAGGAGATCCTGGCAGGCCAGGCACCAACGGGCGCGATGGCGCTGGCATCGAGACGATGGAGCTGCGCGGATCTGTCCTCGCGCTGGTGATGCGCTCGGCCGGCGGAGAGCTCTCGGCCCACACCGTGGACCTGTTCCCGGCGCTCGAGAAGTTGGGCGAGGCGCTGCAGGAAGTCCTTTTCGCGCGTCTGTGCGAAACCTTCGCAAGAGGTGAGTCGTGATCGCCCGGGCCTGCGTCGCGGTGATGCTGGCGGCCGCAGCGGCTGCCCCCATGCTGCTGGGCGGGTGTGCCAACGGCGCGCCGCGGCAGATGGTGCAGCCGCACTGCGTCATCTTCTGCTGGGCACGCTCGCACCTGTCGACCACCGACGATCACAGCGGGCAGGACGAATCGCATCCGCGCGCCAATTCGCCAGGAGCGCCCCCATGACTTTCCCCGACACTGCGGCGCAGCTGAGCGCCGGTACCGCCGCCGTTGGCCCACTGGCGCCCGAGGGTGCCAGCGTTCGCGAGGGAGATCTGTGGGCTGACACGAGCAGCTCGCCGCTGGTGCTGCGGGTGTACGTGGACGGGCAGTGGCAGCCGGCCATTACGACCGAAGGCGCGAGCAGCGGCGCGACCAGCCCCCAGGCAAACCTGATGTGGAAGGCGGATGCGACGCCCGGCGACCCAGGCGGGCAACGCGTGGGCCTGGACACTGGATTTCCCGGCACCGCCTCGACGCTATCCATCGCGTCCACCAGCAAGAGCGGCGTGGTGATTGCCGGGTTCCTGCAGGCGATCGGAACCGGCGACGTCATCTTCGTGTGGGACCGCTTCGATACCCGCAATTGGGCTCGCTTCAAGGCAACAGGCCCGGCCGAGGACTGGGGCAACTGGTTCCTCGTGCCTGTCGCGTCGGCCGGCGCTCAGGGAAATGAGCCCGCCGATTGGGCCGAGGTCTATGTCGCCTTCTCGGGCGCGGGTTGAGGAGGTCGACCAAATGTTCGACGTGGCCACCGCCCGCATACGCCTGGATGTCGAGGGCGACAGCCAGGACGCTTCCATCGCCGCTGCGTTGAATGTGAGCCTGGCCGTCGCGGAGAACTACTGCGATCGTCGCTTCGCTTTCGTGCGCGAGGTGGCGCGCTTTCCGCTCAATGCGTGGCCAGTGCTGATGGTGCGACGCTATCCGATCGCGCGGGTGTACGGGCTGACCATGCCTCCCAATGACACGCCCGTGGACGTGTCCGGTCTCGAGATACATCACGAGTTCGGACAGGTTTTCCTCCAAGGCTGTGGATGCGCATTCGCCGGCGGGGCGCGGGGATCCATGGCGTTGGACTACGAGGGCGGCTTCAAGGTGTTGCCCGCGGACCTCGAGCAGGCGCTGTGGTTCATCTTCGATCAGGTATGGGCGGCCAACCCA